ATATGTGCGGAAAAGACGGGTATCTGTTCGACTCTAATCAAGAACGACATTTCCCGTGCAAATGGTGGAATCCAAATGACTTAAAAGCGGTCGTAGATAAAGACGTAGCAGAGCACTACAGCTTTTTCAGAGATGGCCAGATAGACTATATAGCATACAATTATGCAATTTACAGTAGAAAAGCATATGTAGCGAACATTCACCTCTCGTGTCGTCTCAGGATCAAAAAGGTTAAGACGCCTGAAATTGCTAATATCAAAGCGTTACTACGCAACAATGCGATGATTGCACGAATGGGTCTCAAACCGGCCGAGATAGCCGCTCTGAAACATAAAATGCATAACAAAGGCCCGAATAGCCCGGCGAATAGCCCGGTCGCACTCCTGAACAAAAAATATTTTAATAGTTTGAAGGAAAACGGAATATCAAAGAGCAATGTAGACAAAATGTTACTGGACCTTACGAAAGCCGGATACAGGGTTAACAGAAATGCGTATTTAAATTTTATGAAAAGTCCCGTCGTGAACACCAGTTTTAACAATGCAAAGAAACTCATAGAGTCGGAAAAAACGACGGCCGGCAGGACGAGAGCCTATTCAAAACTCTGGAAACAATTCAGTCTACAAAATCGCAAAAAATTGATGGAGGTTCGGAACGCCCTGAAAACGAAAAAGAAGAGTCCTAGCGTTCCTAAACCTATTCCTTTGGTAAATAGTCCTAGGACGGCTCGAAAGAAGGTCATAGAGCAACAATTTGAAAACTACTGGAAAAAACTGAATAAGAATAACCGAAATACCGTTCGAAAATTTATAGCCACAAAAAAGAGCCCGAGCCCTCAAAAAAGCCCGAGCCCTACTAAACTGAATCTAGGCAAGGCGGCCATAAACACTCTGAAAACGGCAGTCGCTCGTAAAAAGTTTTTGAAAAATGCAAAGCCAGAAGTTACACCTGAAAATTACAAAATACTCAGAAAGTATGTAACTTCTAAAAACGAGGAGAATCGTAACAGGCGATCTCGCGCACGATGATTAAAAATGATTTTCTAGACTAATTTAAATGGGGATAGATCCCAGAGTATTTGGTCCTAGTTTTTGGGGAGCTCTTCATCTTGCGTGTTTCTTTCCGGAAAACCCAGACAAGGTCAGGGAATTTATAAAACTTTATCAGTACGTTTTACCGTGTATTGGATGTAGAATGCACTTTGAAAAAATATTAGAAGAATTTCCTGTTCCAGAAAGCGACGGTGAGATGGAACTTTTTGAATGGTCAGTGTTTGTTCATAACGAAGTCAACAAAAGCACAGGTAAACCTACTCTTTCAATAGAAGAAGCAAAGTATATTTGGGTAGACAAAAAGGTTAATCAAATTATAGAAGAAGATAAGAAGAAAAATTCGAAAGGAGTTCCTTTATGGATAATTATAGTAGCTGTTCTATTAGTCACATTGTTAATAATTAAAATGAAACTTGGTAAAGAATAGATTCGTATAAATATAAATGAAATATACACGTCTAAGTCATGTGGAACACATCATCAAGCGCCCCGATACGTACGTGGGATCACTGTTACCCGAATCCAGCGATCAATGGATTCGAGAATCAGATGGGTTCAAGATTTCTCGTATTTCTATTTCACCTGCTCTTGTAAAAATTTTCGATGAAATATTGGTAAATGCAATTGATCAATATTCTTTGAACCCGAAGAAGATTAAATCTATAAAAGTAGATTTTTCTGGAGGGTACACACACGTCACAAATTACGGAGTTTCTATACCTATTCAAAAACACGAGACTGAAAAAGACGTGTGGATCCCCGAGCTTATTTTCGGTCACCTGTTGACAAGCTCGAACTATAACGACAATGAAGACAGGGTCACTGGAGGACGCAACGGATACGGTGCAAAACTTGCAAATGTATTTTCAAGAGAATTTAAATTGAAAATTAACGACGGAAGAAGGATGTATTCTCAATCGTGGAAAAAAAATATGAGCATATGCGAACCTCCCGAAATTACAGAATCTGATGAACCCCCAAGTGTCAGGATTTCTTTCAAACCGGACGGAGATCGCCTCGGAACAATGAACGACTGGGAAAAAATTATCGAAAAACGAACATGGGATGCTGCAATGTGGTGCTCCAAGGCCTCTGTAGAATTCAACGGTTCAAAGCTTAATGTACACTCGCTCGAAGAATATGCAAAAATGCACATTGGAAATGTACCGGTGGCCAAAATGCATACTGAAAACTTTGATATTGTGATTGGTCATTCAAAGAATGGGTTCCAGCAGTGTTCGTGGGTGAATGGAATCTCTACAACAAAAGGGGGGACACACGTAGAAAAGGTTGTGAAGCAGGTGGTTGATGGAATTTTAAATTCCAAGAATGTGACAGTCAAAAATTTCCAGGTACGAGGAACCCTTTTTGTGTTTATAAAATCTGTAATTATAAATCCTACATTTTCGAGCCAAACAAAGGCTGAATGTACTTCCAAAATTACAGAAACAATTGAGATGAAACCAAAGTTTATCAAGGATATTCTCTCTACGGGTATACTAGAAGACTTGATGGCACTAGGAGTTGCGAAAATTGACAAGGAACTCAAGAAGACGGATGGAACAAAAAAAGCTAGAATATCTGGAATTCCAAAACTAGACGATGCGAACTGGGCAGGTACACACAAGAGCCACGACTGTACCCTCATAGTCACAGAGGGTGATTCGGCAAAAACGCTTGCAATTGCAGGTCTGAGTGTAGTGGGCCGGAACGCGTACGGAGTTTTTCCACTCAGGGGAAAGCCCAGAAATGTCAGGGACGCAACGGTCGCACAGGTTACCGACAACGAAGAGTTTTCAAATATTAAAAAAATTTTAGGACTCCAGCATGGGAAAATTTACAATTCGCTCAAGGAACTTCGTTACGGAAGACTCATGATAATGACAGACGCAGACCTCGACGGAAGTCACATCAAGGGCCTCGTCTTGAACATGTTTCATGTCTACTGGCCAAAACTGATAGAATTGGGGTTCGTCGTGTCTATGGTTACACCCGTAATCAAGGCGGGAAAGCAATGGTACTTTAGCGAAGATGAATTTCGCCAGACTGGACTGTCCACCGATTCTGTAAAGTACTACAAGGGTCTTGGAACTTCTACAAGTTCAGAGGCGAAGGAATATTTCAAACAGATTGATCGTCTCACAGTAGCTTTCAAAAGCGATCAGAAAATGGACGAGTCTATGCAGCTCGCGTTTGCAAGGGCACTCGCAGACGATCGCAAAGTGTGGCTCGCGGAACACATGGCAAATCCCCCAAAGGGTGTGAGATACGGTCACGTTAACAGTCTGTCTGTGACAGATTTCGTAAAAAATGACATGTCAAATTTCAGCGCTGAAGATATTAAGAGATCTATTCCACACTGCGTAGACGGTCTCAAGCCCAGTCAGCGAAAGGTTATTTACTCGTGTCTCAAGAGAAACATTACAAAAGACATTAAAGTTGCACAGCTTTCTGGGTACGTAGCGGAGCAGACTGCTTACCACCACGGTGAAGCGAGTCTCCAAGGAACTATTGTGAACTTGGCTCAAAATTTTGTAGGATCTAACAACTTGAATTTACTTGTACCGAGTGGTCAATTCGGAACGCGTCTTTTGGGTGGAAAAGATTCTGCGAGTCCCAGGTACATCAACACTCGACTCGCTCCAATTACAGTCAAGATATTTGACCCTGCAGACAATCCTGTGCTCAAATATGTATTCGACGACGGGCAAAGAGTTGAACCGGAATACTATGCCCCCGTAATTCCTATGATTCTTGTAAACGGAGCAGAAGGCATAGGGACCGGGTTCAGCTGTTACGTCCCGCCGTTCGACCCAGATGTAATAAAGCACAATATACAATGTGCTCTCAAACAGGTTGAAATGGCACCAATGGTTCCTCACTTTGTGGGGTTCAAGGGATCGATAAGAAAGACGAAGGAGCATACATGGGTTCTCGAAGGGGTTTACGAAGTTGAGGGATCTCAGATCAAGGTTACAGAACTTCCACCGGGAAGATGGATCCAAGATTTTAAGGAACACCTGGATGACCTTGTGGAAAAGGGTGTAATTCAGAAATACGAGAATCATTCCACGGAGACGACTCCAGAATTCAGAATATGGGGCGCTACCGGGATTCAAGACATTCCAAAGACACTTGGTCTTACAAAGACTATCCACACGAGCAACATGTACCTGATCGGGCCCAACGGAGCAGTGAAAAAGTACGCGAGTCCCGAAGAAATATTGGTGGATTACATAGAAGTTCGTCTTCGCATTTACAGGCTAAGAAAGAATCACATTCTCCAGAAAATAGACTCGGATATTCAATGGATTTCAGAAAAGGCTAGATTCATAAGGGATGTAGCAATATCAAAGAGAATAGGAGTCTTCAATCAGTCTATCGAGACAATCAAGAGACAGTTGAAGGAGGAGGTTTACGCAGAGGCTATATGGTCAAAGTTACTAGAAACAAAGACATACGAGTACACTCTAGAAGAGGTTGAAAAACTTCAGAATTTGTGCATACAGAAACAGAATGAGAGAGAAATCGTAAAGGGGACAACAGTGTTTCAAATGTGGGAGAAAAATCTGAGAGAGATGTAGATGGAAGTTGCGCGTGTCGCACACTTTGTACAGAAATCAGTAACAAACTTTCTTATTTCTATAGGTTTAGAATCTGCACCTGCTACAGTGAAAAACGTGGAACAGGCGGCTCAGACTATTTTGCAGCCTGCACCAGTTCAAGAAATTATATATACAAATCCAGTGGAGGCGTCTGGATTCTTTCGTGTCACTGGACCGACTGAGGTTACATTTTATGCGACAACCACGTGGACCACGAATATAGGTCCCGGATGGACAGCCCTGAACATTACGGGAATGGTGGGACAGATACAAACCACTGGGTCGAGCAACATCAGTGGAAATGTATCTGTATCGTCTCTCGTTTCAGAGCCTTACAACTGGTCATTCACTGTTAACTCCGACACTGATCAGATAATAAACGGAATAGTATACGCAAATTCTGTAGTTCTTTATCCGCCTAATGTCGTTCCAGTGGTGAATAATAGTGTTAACGTGTATAATATAGTGGGATACTATACAATTCTGGAAAACATAGTGACGTTTTTTTTCATAGGGCCTGTGCCTACAGGATTTAAAGAGGGGTGGATTGTCGATAATATTGTAGGACTTGAAGGAATTTTCACAGTAAAAACGTTCGGTAAGAATCTTTACGCCGGGACAGACACGGGGGGGCGGCCCATATTCAAATCTGCTGCAATCTTGAGTCAGATTGGATTTAAAAAAATATCGAGCCCCCCAATATACTTGACTGCCCGGGCTTATTCTCCCACAATTACATCCACTCTGACAACCGTTGGCCAATTTAAATCCGTTGAGCCCGTTCAGGGAATGGTTGACATTAATCCTAATATTATGACCGGATTGTTTCCAAATATGAGAGATTTGAACAGGGGTCTCGATTTTTCAAGAGAGCCCGTAGATTTCACAGAAATTAAAAAACAAGGGTTGAGTTCTGCGTCAATTTTTTCACTCTTTGCAAAAGGCCCCCAAGACGATTTTCTGACTACAGACAATCCTAAATTTTCTAAATGGAACCCAGAGTTTAAACAGCATACAAACTCTATAATGTTTCACAGAGTTACTCACTTTCCTGGGCCGAGTACTACTTATGAAGGAAATGTAGTGACAGTTGTTTTGTATCCTAACCAACTGTCCGATTTACTGTCCAACATGTATCTCAGGATTCAGCTCCCGAGTGTAAAGTTTTCGCAGAATGTAGGGAGAGCTATAATAAAGCAGGTTGATTTTATAATAAATGAAACCGTGATAGAATCTCTGTACGACGATTGGTACGTAATCAGAGATCAGATGTTGCTTGATGCAGACGAGCAGTACTCTATGAATTCTGCAATGGCAGGGATCGGCGGAGAAATTACAATACCTCTAGAGTTTTTCTTCTGTAGGAGACATTCTGTGAATAACACTGGTAAAGAACGTCTGCGAAGACCCTATTTTCCAACGTGTGCCATGAAGAATCAACTCATTTATCTGAGATTCACGTTCAATCCGTACACGTGGTGGACAGAATCTCCAGATCCCGTGGACTTTACAAACCCTGTAATTATAACAGAAGAAATACTTTTAGAGCGCGAAGAAAGAATGTACTACAAAAACAAGTCTCTCAGATACATTGTAAACAGTATAAAGAAGGATTCTGTACTTACTTTCAGCGACGTTCAACCGTCTATAAATTTAACAGCGTCGTTTCCGGTCCAGAGTCTTTTTTGGTTTTTTAGAAATCAAAATTATGAAAATGTAAATAATCAAAATTACTATAATTACAGGTACACATACGGATATACGACTCAGTACATTCATGCATCCATTCCAATGACTTTTCCTTCAGGGGTTTCAAACTTCATAGACGTAATCACAAAAGCAAAACTAACTTTGAATAATATGGATGTTACTAGCTCTCTTCCGGGGGGTCTTTATTTTGGTGTAAAACAGCCTATGGATCACTTTCTGTCCGTTCCGTCCAAGAATATATACTCGTACTCGTTTGGGCTTACTCCAAAAGAGTACAATCAGGGTGGATATCTTAATTTCTCACAGCTTAATTCACAAACTACTACTCTTACTCTTACATTCAATCCTACATATTCTACACAGGTTCAAGCGGGGTACAATCTATACGTGTTTTATTATGGGTACAACTTTCTTCAATTTCAGGGAGGGTTTGCAGGCCTTGTTTTTGGATCGTAATCATGTGATCAACAATACCGTTTTTAATTACCCATTTTAGAAAATTGAGCTGAGCAACGGTCGTAGTTATCCCGTCAAAGTCGATTCTCTCAGTCCTGCAAAAAGGGTCAAATAATTTTTTTGAATATCCGTCAAGACTCGATTTATATGCAACGTGAACTGTAAAAATTTTGCCGTTCTGATCAGTATAAGTAACTTGCTTATTTTTCGCGTAGTTTGTCACGAACCATTCAATCTTACGAAGAGAAATTCCATCCCGGTGATTCAAAATATCTTCGAGTCTCTGTTTATTTTCGACATCTGAAAAGAAAGTTTTAAGACTTGAAAGAAGGACAAGTGATTTACTCATTAAACTAATATGTATTCTATCTTTTAAGTCTCTTCCCATGGACATGGAATTCTTTCATGTCGAACGGGCTTTGGAGCGGGAATTTGCTTCTGGTGAAACCCGCAAAATCCACAGTTCACTGGTTTTTTGAGGCATCTCGTCTTGTCACCTTTTATTCCCTTGCACAAGTGATCTTCTACGTCTGTCATGTCCATTATCAATGATTCGACGGGTATGTTG